CCGATTCACCCAACCCGCTGCGGCCAGCGGCCGAGCGCACCAAGCCGCAACCCAAGCAGCCGCCGCCGCCCAGGGCGCCAGAGCCTGAAGAGCTGCCGGCCTACAACGACAGCCGCGCCCGCAGCGAGTTTGAGAAGGCCAACCTGCTGGAGCTCCAGCGCAAGACGCAGGAAGGCCTGTTGCTCCGCCGCGAGGATGTGGAGCTGGCCTGGGGCCAGGCAGTCAACATCACCCGCACCCGGCTGCTCGGCGTGCCTAGCACGGCGAAGCAGCGCATCCCCCACCTGGAGATTGAGGAGGTGGAGCTGCTGACCACGTTGATCCGCGAGGCCCTCGATGAGCTGGCGGCCGGGGAGGTGAAGGCATGATCACCGCCGACGTGTCTGAACTGACGAGGCAGATCCTGGCAGGATTCAAGCCACCGCCGCGGCTACGGCTGAGCGAGTACGCCGACGAGTTTGCGGTGATGACCGGCAACGCCGCCGAGAAAGGCAAGTGGAACACGCTGCCGTACCAGCGCGAGATCCTCGACGCCTTCACCGATCCAGCCGTGGAGACGGTGGCGATCATGAAGTCCGCCCGTGTGGGCTGGACGAAGATGCTCGGCGTGGTGGTTCAGTTCTTCAGCCACCAAGATCCCTGCCCGGTGATGATCGTGCAGCCGGTGAAGGAGGACGCGGAGGGCTACAGCAAGGAAGAGATCAAGCCCCTGTTCGAGGACACGCCGGTGCTGCGCGGCCTGATCTCAGAGAGCAAGGCCCGCAACACCGCGAGCAACACGATCCTGTTGAAGCAGCTGGCCAACGGCGGCCTGATTGACATCGTGAACGCCGCCAGCGGCCGGAGCTTTCGGCGCAAGTCCAGGAAGGTGGTGCTGTTCGATGAGGTGGACGCCTACCCCAAGCTTGACGAGGGCGACCCAATCAAGTTGGGCCGCAACCGGGCCGACTACTACTGGGACCGCAAGATTGGCCAGGGCGGAACTCCCATTTTCGCCGGTGGCAAGACAGAAGAGGCGTTCTTGCGTGGTGATCAGCGGCGCTTCTATGTGCCCTGCCCGTTCTGCCAGACCATGCAGGTGCTGCGCTGGGAGCAGATGATCCGCGAGGGCGAGCACGCCGGTCACTACGCCTGCGAGAACTGCGCCGAGCCGATCCCCCACAGCAAGAAGCGCTGGATGGTGGAGCGCGGCGAATGGCGCCCCACGGCAATCAGCCAGCAGCCTGGCCTGGTGAGCTTCCACATCTGGGCCGCCTACAGCTACAGCCCAGCGGCTGATTGGTCCGTGCTTGTGCGTGAGCACGCCGAAGCTCTGGATGCCATGCGCAAAGGCGACCCCGACGCAATGCAAACGTTTCGCAACACGGTGCTGGGCGAGCCGTGGGAAGACTCAATATCAGGCAAACTCACCGGCGACGGCCTGGCCGAGCGGCGCAAAAACGAAGCCGCTGGCAACGGCTACCCCGAGGGCACGGTGCCTGATGGCGTGCTGCTGCTCACCGCTGGCGTGGACGTGCAGGGCGGCGGCGGCACAACCGGGGAGCGGCTGGTGCTCACGGTCTGGGGATGGGGCCGTGGTGAGGAAGGCTGGCACCTGGGCCACTGGGAGATCGATGGCGACCCGCAGCAGCCGGAGACGCTGGCCCAGCTTGACCAGATCGCCAAAACGAAATGGCGCAAAGCCGATGGCACCGAGCTCAAACTGACCATGGGCGGCATCGACGACGGCGGCTATGCCACCCACGAGGTGCGCGACTGGTGCCGCAGCCGCACCGCCAGCTGGGTGCCGATGAAGGGCGCACACCAAAAAGGCAAACCGCTGATCGGCCGGGGGGTGCCGGTGGACGTGAACCGCAAGAACCAGGGCATCACGAAGAAGGGCGTGCTGCTGTTCAACGTCGGCTACGACGCCAGCGTGAACCACCTTCAGGGCCGCCTGCGCAGCGAGCAGCCGGGCCCCGGCTACCTGCATTTCGGCATGGCCAGTACCGATCAGTTCCTGGCTGAGCTGTTCCCCTGGAAGCGCATGCCAAAGCGCGACAAGGGCCAGACCACCTACAGCTGGGTGTTGCCTGCTGGCTCCAGAGACGAAGCCGGCGACTGCACCCGCATGGCCTACGCCGCGCTGCAGCTGGTCACCCGCCGCTACAACCGGGCGACCATGTGGGATCAGATCGAAGCCAGCCTGACCAAACCAGCCGCTCCGCAGCGCCAGGCCAAGGCCACACCGGCGCAGCCATCATTCCTGACGAACTGGTGAGATCAGGCTTCCTAGCCTGAGACCATGACAATTCCGCCGACATTCCGCGCCGGTGACACGGTGAGCTGGCGCGATGAAGCCACCACCGACAGCCTTGGCGTTGCCGTCACCAGCGCGACCTGGGCGCTGTCGTTCTTCCTGCGATCAGCCACCGCTGGCGCAGGGCTGACCGTGGCAAGCACCGCCTACGGCAACGGCTGGGAGACAACGATCAGCTCAACCAGCTCCGCCACCCTGGCGGCTGGTGCTTATTACTGGCAGGCCCGAGCCACCAGCGGCGCGCAGGCGATCACCATCGGCAGCGGATCGCTCACGGTGCTGGCGGCCCTGAACTACACCGGCGCCCCTGCCGCTTTCGATGGCCGCAGCCAGGCACGGAAAGACCTCGAGGCGGTGCAGGCCGCCATTCGCAGCCTGATCAGCGGCGGCGCCGTGAAGCGCTACACGATCGGCACCCGCCAGCTGGAGCGGTTCAGCCTGGCTGAGCTGATTGAACTGGAGAACAACCTGAAGTCCGACGTGGCCAAGGAAGAAGCCGCGCAGCGGATGGCCAACGGCCTGGGCGATCCCCGCAATCTGTTCGTGAGGTTCACCTGATGGCGTTCGGACTTGGATTCTCAATCCGCGAACGGCTGGGCCTGCGCAAGCCAGAGCCGCCCAAGCCGCAGCGCCGCGCCTACGCCGGGGCCACGGTGTCGCGGCTCACGTCCGACTGGGCAAGCGGCGGCAGCAGCGCTGATAGCGAGATCAAAGGCAGCATCAGCAGGTTGCGCAACCGCGCCCGCCAGATGGTGCGGGACAACGACTATGCCAAGCGGGCCAAGAGCCTGGTCACCAACAACGTGGTCGGCACCGGCATCCGGCTGCAGATGCAGGTTCGGATGCAGGGCACCACCAAGCTGGACAAGGTGAGCAACGACGCCATTGAAGCGGCCTGGCAGAAGTGGACCCGCAAGACCACCTGTGATGTTGCCGGCCGCCTGAACCTGCACCAGATCGAGCGGATGGCGATGGGCGCCATGGTCGAGTCGGGGGAGATCCTGGTTCGCCTGGTTCCGCAGGCCGTCGGTGGCAGCCGGGTGCCGCTGGCACTGCAGGTGTTTGAGAGCGACCAGCTCGACGAGAACTACAACGGCGGCAGCACGGTGCCGGGCAACGATTGGAGGATGGGTGTGGAGGTGGATCGCTTTGGGCGCCCGGTCACTTATGCGTTCCTGACGAAGCACCCCGGCGACACGGCCCTGGGCGGTAGCAACCCCAGCTCCCGGCATCTGCTGGTGCCAGCTGCCGAGGTGCTGCACCTGTTCGTGCCGGAGCGTCCGCAGCAGACCCGGGGCGTTTCGTGGTTTGCCGCCGGCATCCAGCGACTCCACCACCTGGCCGGCTACGAGCAGGCGGCGCTGGTGCGGGCCCGGGCGGCCTCGGCGCTGATGGGGTTCATCACCAGTCCGGAAGGCGCTGGCGACACCTACGGAGAAGAGGTGGTCGACGGCGAGCACGTCACCACCTTTGAACCGGGCATGTTCAAAACGCTGTTCCCCGGCCAGTCGGTGGAGGTGCCGCAGATCAACGCGCCGGACGGCCAGTTGGAGCCGTTCGTGCGCGGAATGCTGCGAGCGTTTGCCAGTGGCATCGGTGTGAATTATGCGGCGCTGTCGGGCGATTACAGCCAGAGCAACTACAGCAGCTCTCGATTGGCGCAGATCGAGGACCGCGATTGCTGGAAGGTGCTGCAGCAATACCTGATCGATGAGCTGCTGACCCCGGTGTTTGAGCGCTGGCTGGAAATGGCTGTGCTGAGTGGTGAGCTCAGACTGCCGGACTATGACCTGGCGGTTGATCGTTTTCGCGCCTGCCGGTGGATGGCCAGGGGCTGGAGCTACATCGATCCCCTGAAGGACGTGGAGGCTGACAAGGCCGCCATCCGCTGCGGCCTGAAGACCCAGGCCCAGGTGGTGGCCGAGCAGGGCGGCGACATTGAAGAGCTCATGGTGGCCATGGCCGCCGAGCGCCAGCGGGCACAAGAGCTGGGCCTGACGCTTGACATTGACCCGGGCAAGGTAAGCAACGCCGGCCTCACGCAAGCGCGCCCGGTGGGGTCGATCATTCCGCAAGACCCGTACATGCCGGACGACACTCAAGCAGGCGAAGGAACCGGAGTTCCTAGCCTGAGCCAAGATGAGGTGAGCAATGGACTTGATGCGTGACCTGGAGGGCCAGACCCATCGCCGCGCGGCGTCGCTGGATGGCGTGGTGATTAGCGCTGAAGACCGCTCGATGGAGTTCAGCTTCTCCAGCGAGTACCCGGTGCAGCGCTACTTCGGCAATGAAGTGCTGAGCCATGAGCGCGGCGCTGTGGATCTGGGCCGCATGAACGATGGCGCGCCGGTGCTGTTCAACCATGACCCCAATCGCGTGATTGGAGTGGTGGAGCGTGCCTGGCTTGATGGCGAAAAGAAGCGCGGCATGGTGTCGGTCAAGTTCTCGCGCAATCCGTTTGCGCAGGAAGTGATGACCGACATCGCCGATGGCGTTCTTCGGAATGTCTCGGTCGGCTACTCCATCAACCAGATGGAGGAGCGCGCCGGCGATTTTGTCGCCACCTCGTGGAGCGCCTACGAGGTGAGCGTCGTTGGAATCGCTGCCGACCCCACCATCGGGATCGGGCGAAAGCTCGACACCGATGGAGCGGCCCCAGCCGCAACCCCGACCCCTATTCCTTCCCCTACTTCCATGGAAGACACCAACCTCAACCTCGAGGCGGTGCGGGCGGAAGCGGCTGCACAAGCCGCCAACGCCGAGCGCACCCGCATCGCCAGCATCAACGCCTTGACCGAGCGCCACGGCCTTAAGGATCTGGGCACCACCCTGATCGAAAACGGCCGCAGCATCGACGAAGCCCGCGCTGCGGTGCTTGAGAAGATCAGCGCCAAGCCTGTCGAAACCGTCAAGCCGGTTGACATGGATCAGCGCGACGCCAGCCGCTTCAGCATCACCGCCGGCATTCGTGCCGCGCTGTCTGGCGACTGGAGCTCCTACGAAGCCGGCATGGTCCGCGAGATGAGCGCCGAGGTGGCCAAGTCGATGGGCCGCAGCCCCTCGGCTGAAAAGGCTTTCTTCATCCCCTTCTCTGCTCTGACCCGGGCGACTTATGTCACTTCGGGGAGTACGACAGGCGGAAATCTGGTGCAGACCGACCTGCTCGACCAGGACTTCATTGAGTTCCTGCGCAATCGCAGCGTGATGCTCGCCGCTGGTGTTCGCACCATGCCCGGCCTGCAGGGCAACGTGGCGATTCCCCGCCGCTCTGCTGTTGCGACCACCTACTACCTGAGCAGCCAGACCACCGCCATCACCCAGTCGGAGTCCACCTTTGACCAGGTGACCCTTTCGCCGAAGAACCTGGCTGCGCTGTCCAAGTACAGCCGCCAAACGCTTCTCCAGGCCACGCCGGGGATTGAAAATTTGGTCAGGACCGACCTGATTGACGGCATCAACGTCGCCATGGATCTGGGCATCCTCAACGGCTCCGGCTCCAGCGGCCAGCCCACGGGGATCATGGGCACCAGCGGCATCGGTTCGGTGGCGATCGGCACCAACGGCGGCGCGATCACCATGGAGACCCTGGTGAATTTGGAGAGCGAGCTCACCATTGACAACGTGCCTGTCGATCGCAACACCGTCAGCTACGTCACCAATGCCAAGGTGATGGGCAATTTGAAGAAGCTCCGCGCCGGTGGTTCATCCTCCAGCGATGGCCCCTTCCTGGTGAACGACAACCTGCTGGCCATCGGCCGCGGCGCCACCCCTTCGGTGGTGAATGGTTACCCCGTCTACGTCACCAACCAGGTGCCCAGCAACCTGACCAAGGGCAGCACCAGCGGCACCTGCTCGGCGGTGCTGATCGGCGACTACAGCCAGGCCATGGTTGGCATGTGGGGCAACGGCCTCGAGATCACCGTGGGCGAGGACAGCGACGACTTCTCCAAGGCGCTCACCAGCGTCCGGGGCATCGTGTCCTACGACGTGGCGGTGCGCGATCCCAAGGCCTTCGCGGCCTGCCTGGACGTGACCACCAGCTGATAAGAGATCAGGCTTCCGACC